GTTACTATCAGCTGATCCATCAGCACTTCCGTTACGGATTTCACCAAGAAGCATCATCATTTCACGACGATCTTCAAAACGAGCGCGAGCCTCCTGCTCACCCTTCATAAACCAACGGTACTCACCATTACCTAAGTTTACCCAACCGATATTTGTTGCTTGTGATCCGTTAACCTCATAACGATCTTTTACGATCATAAATGGGTTACGGTACTTAATAGCCCCCATATCGTCATAGGCTGTAGGTTGATTAGTTCCCTGAGCGTACATGTTACCGAGCTTAATCCACTCACCAGTAGCTCCATTGTGTGTGTCTTTAGTAGCTGTTCCGCCGTCAAGCCTAGAAAGCACAACTTGTGATGCTCCTCCTACGCCATATCCACCAGACCTTACAATAAATCGTGTTCCAGTGTCGCTATCCATTATAACGTCATTAGCCTGTACGTTAGATGTGAAGCTGTCTGCTCCTGCCGCTACGGTCAAGTCGTTTCCGTTTTGTGTAATATTAGCTGTTTCATATGAATAAGACTTGTGACGCCTTCCAATCTCCCACCAATCTACTTGGTCAGAGGATCCACCGCTATTTACTGCGCCTGTTAGTTTAAGAAATCCAGTAATACCTTGATCACCGTATGTCTCAACGAGGTTAGGCATAACCTCATCTTTAGTTGTTTTAATAAGAGTATCTACAGTTGTGTATGTTTCTGGTTTGATTAGAAACGATCCAGCTGCCCCTGCGGGTTCAATACTGCTTGATGCTATTGTAGCCATATTTTCTTATTTTTTAAGTGTTAAATGTCATTTTAGAGCTGTTGCTCCTCATGATCTGTTTCACCTGATCTGCTAGTGCGGAACCTTGTGGCTCCTGCCCCAACTGCGGTGATTTGTTTGAAATATTTGCCGCCTTATTTACTATTCCACGTTGCCCGTCGCTGAGCCCCTGTGTGTAAGCTGAAGAGACTATCTTATCGACATTATCTCTTATTGCCATCGTAGATGAGAGGGCATCGAAATCCCAGTTACCATCCTCCTTAACAAAAGAGTCAAAGAAGGTGTCTAACTTAGAATTGTTTTCTTTTAGTTGATTTCTGTAGTTTTCATCTAGCCCAAAAGTAAATTTTTTGTCGCCACCAAGGTCAAACTCTAGACCTTCTAACGCATCTACTTCTTTAGACATATCAGATAACCACTGATCGTTAATAAAAGATTTATCTGCTTGTGATTGAGATTCAGGGGCTTGATATTGAGAACGTAAGTTCTCTATAGAATTCCTAGCCTTCTGTGCCTCCATCTTAAGCTGAAGTTTAGCAACATTAACTTCTTGTTCAGACGCTAGGTCTGCATCAAGGTTATACTTGCTGTTAAGAAGCAGTTCCACCTCATCAGCCGAAAGGCTTGGGTTCTCAGTGGCCATTTGCACTTTTACTGCCGTTAAATCGTCCATCTCAGACGGATTTAATGACTGGTACGTAAACCAATCCTGAGGGTTCCTACCAGTTTCTTGTACGAACTTGGCAATCGCCTCCACCCTTTCATCAAGCTGTGGTGCTTCTTGTGGTGCAGTGTTGAACTCGTCTAAAGAAGATACCTTCCTCCCAAGCTTCTCGCTTAAGAATCCGAAGACCGCTTCTTCAATCTCGCTATCTGAGTACTGCGGGCTCTCATCACTTACAACATCCTCTTGTTGCGGTTGTGATTGTTCCGTGTTTACCTGTGGTTCGCTCTGTGGAGCTACCTCTGGGGTAATAATCTCTCCAACTGGAGGAGACTCCTGTACGGGAGCCTCTGTTGTTGGTGTTTCTGTTTGCTGTGTGTCTGCCTGCATTGAGGCAGCAAGTTGTTCGGGAGTATCAAAGATCTCCGCTTTTTCAAATTGTTCTTCCATTATATTAAATTATTGTTTGTTATCCTGCGTATGCGAAACCAGTAAAGGTGCCGTCACCTCTTAAGCTGTCAAATCTACCATAAATAGTTTGACCTGCAATCATGGTTAAATTAACCTCTTCTGAAGAGATCCTTTCATAAAAACCAACAGCATCACCAGCCGCTGCAGCCTCATCAGCATAAGCACTACCTGTGTTGGGGTCAATATATTTAACAACATCACTAGCTGATGCTGAATCAATATCAATATATGTAAAGTTTCCTCCACCTTTCACTTTTACAACCCCCGCAATACTACACGTAACAGCAAAAAACTTTCCATTCTTTGGAGCTACGCTTGTGGTTGCACCTGTGCTGATTTCGTAAATGCTTCCAGGTAGCTGATTATGTAAATTCATATCTTATTTATTATGCTAATGATACTGCTGAGTTGTCTAATCCGAATACACCGTACTCAATTAGTGTATCAACCCTAGTAGCGATGCACTCATACGTTTTATCCACTGCAACGGGAATAAAAGCGAATTCACCACCACCAATCTTTGCAGCCAAAGCGGTGTTTGATTCTGTTTCGTTTCTTAGATAGATGTAATTTTCTTTCTCTGTTTCAAGGTTTTTTATATATACGTAAGCGCTCTCTAACTTGTCGTTAGCTTTATATATAACCAAGTCATCCGTATCCGCAGCCGTGCCTTTTACTTTGGCGCGCACTAAGCTACCTGCATCTGCAAGTAAATTAACGGTTACAGATAAGTCTAATGCAGATGTAAGAACATCCGCACTTGTAAGAGAAAGTGTTGCTTTTACCGTAGCCATTTATGATACCTGGTAAATAAGCATATACTCTAGAGTCATTGTTGTATCCACGCTTGGGGTGATCTTAACGTCATTATCCGCATCGTGTGCTCCCCATGGAAGGAATGCCCAATCACCAGCATATAGCCTACCTACCTCCTCAGCGTTAATTGATAACGTGAAGAATTCAGATGCTGTTGAGCTAGTGTTTTTTAAATAAATCTTGTGTGATCCTGTAGCAGCATAGTCGTTACCGTCAAATAAGACGTATTGAGCAGTAGCTGTTGTTGTCTTTCTCCCTACACCAGATGTCTCTGACATCCCTGTAGCTGTACCAGCTTTTGTAAGCGTAGCAATAGTGGTAAGAGCTAATTGATCCCCAGTGAGGTCAGCACTTGAAAGTGTTAATGTTGCAGTTGTCGTTGCCATTTCTTTTTTTGTTGAATGTTATACCTGCAAATATAACGATTATTTAGCAACGCTTATTTATGCCTTATTGAGGATATACCCGCATGGTTACATCTGCAACCATGTTATTATAGTTAACAGATTCAGTAGTTGTAGCTTGACCTATAAAATCAACAGTTCCAGTTGATTTTATCTCACCCCCTAACAAAAACATATGCTGTTTGGCGAACCCATTTGCCGCCCCTATGTTTTGTGAGAAAGAGAAAGGCATTTTAGTAACCTCCTCGCCATCACTTAAAGTAAAGGTTGAGGTTTCGTTTTTGAATAAAAACTGAACGCCTGTATCTTCATTTATATCATCAACAAACCCATCAAGGAAATCTTCATGAGCATACCAAAAACTTATAGATTGACCAGAGGGCGGGTCCATTCTAGGTTTCCACCAAACATGCCCGCTTAGCTCTATCGTCACAGCAGGGGCATCTGCAGGGTGGTCATATGTTAACCACGCATCACCATACCCCACATCATCACCATCTTGATAAGAAGATAACGCATCCCCTGCCACCCCATCTAAAAAGGTAGTTCCATTCGAAAAGGCAGTCATGTCGTCTGGCTCTATTATATACGAAGCGTTGTTTTGTCCATCATCACCAGGTTTTAAGGACATTATATACCCATGAAGAGGTTGAAACCCATAAGCATATTGAGGGTTTAAATACATCTTGAAAGAGGTTTTTAGTGAATACTTTTGAAAACCTATTAAAAGGTCTTTTAAAGTAGCCGCATACACCTCTAAAGAATCCAACTTCCCAGTAACAGTATCCGCAACTTTTGGTAATATCTTTACAGCCGAAGCAACAGTACCAGCATTCATTAAACGAATATCTAACCTCCCGTCCTCGGTAGCGTTTGTAGCATCAACTATTGATGACTCTATTGAGGCATACGTTGTTGTTACACCCCCCGAATCCTCCCCTTCAAACACTATAACACCTAAATTATCTTCGGCTTCACCATAGTCATCATCTCCAGAAGGCGGCTGCCTTGTCAGGGCAAGAGTGGGGTTAGCTGCCGAACCAGTGTCCTGGTTATAAATTTGCAGTTGGTCACACGTAAAGACTGGGTTAGGTGCAGCACACGACCAAATATTGGCGGAATTAAATGACAGTATAGAGGTAGCGGCAAACACCATTACGTTACCATTGTAGTTATGGGTATGAAGTGGAACTCCTGTCCCATCCGACGTAAAATTTGAAGCTGTTATAGTAAGAGCTGCACTTATGGAGTTGTCAGCTGCACGCTCGCCCCCAATCGTAAACTTTCTAGAGGCAGTAGAGCCAGCCGTTTGCTTTAAACTAAAACTTCGGTTACTAGCTTCACTTTTTAAACTAGTATTCCCTAAATTAGGTACATTATCGGTTAAAGCTACTTCTTTCCAGTTTGCCATGATTACTTAGCTACATTTACCTTTTCTTGAATTTTTTGCAAACGGATAAACTCTCTAGATAGAGCGTCTTGTATATCCACCACATCGCGTGCGCTTTTTGCAGGTATATTCACAGAGTTTAAAACCTCCGTAAGGAAGTGGACTTGATCAATAGTAAGTTTCATTTTAATTTAATTTATTTGTTATCATTTTGAGTTTAGCTGGTTTGTCAGCTTAACAACTATACTTGATAACAAATGTACGTCTTTTCCTCTAAAAGTCGACTCCGAAAGTGCAAATAAAAGATGTTCTAATTCATCTTTCGTTAACGTATCCGTACTTATCGCCTGATTTTGCTGGGCTTTCCCCCCTAATATTCCCATTTTTAATTTTTATTAAGCAACTTGTATAAATAATCTTGATGCAGCACCATTGTCACTTGAACCTGAATTAGTTAGAAACTGAGCCCCGATACCTACATCAAGGGTGTTATATGATCCCGACCCCTCCCCTGGGTAATTAGCTTGAGCTCCCCCAAATATTACCATAGGGGCTATATTATACCCTTTAGAATAAGCGTCTGATACTGTGTCATCAGTTCCATCACCCCCTCTTCCCGCCATAAACCAACCTAAAGTTGTAGACACAGGTGTGGATCCAACGTTTGATATACCTGTAGCCCCATCAATAGTGGTAGCTGTATTTTTCCACATAATACGCGGATTCCACGTTACATCCCCAGAAGTGTCATCTCCATCGCCGCCTCCACCATTAGTGCAAACTACTATCCCTGAATTAGCCCCTGTAGCTATTGTGCCGTTAGCGGCAGTCGATGGAACGGAAAGCGTTATCGTATTGTCCTGAATAACAAGATCTTGTGTGTTTAGAGTCGTTGTCGTACCTGTTACAGCTAAGTTACTTACAGTCAATAGGTTATCAGTAGCATTATACGTTATGCCAGGATCGGTGTGGGCTGTAAGGTCCCCACTCGTTGATGTGAAAAGAGCTACCGAACAGGTCGAATTGGTTGTTGCCGTTACAGAAGAAGCAGCCGATAAAGAGGCTGTACCCGTAAAATTAGTCGCCACTACTGTGGTAGCAGCTATTGAGGGGACAGCTAGCGTTCCTCCATTTAGATTTTGATCGTAAGTAAATTGACCTGCATCCCCATAAATAGTTGCGTCATCGCCTACCGCAGAAGCATAATTAACTGGGAGCGCATCTGTTTGGCTGCTACCATCAGTTACATCCACTGAGGACGTAGAAGACGGATCACCCCACTGTAAATATTTGTTATCACCCGCCACTACGGTTTTTAAAACCTGACCGTTAGTTCCAGCAGCTAAAGCTGAAGGAGAATAGTCGTCACCTGGTACCGTTGAAGCTGGTGTTGCGTGGTGGTGGACAAGAAGGGTACCCCCAGCTGAGTCTTCAATCTTTGCTAGGGTAACGTTATCATCTTTAATTTTCGTAGTTACAACCTTGTCATCAACTATCGTCATTACGGCGTTGGACCCACCTGAAGAATCTAAAGCTATATCCCCAGAGACAGTTAAGACTTTTGCATCACCCCCATCCCCAACAACAACTGTGTTGTCGGCCATATCCTGCCAAACAACCTCACCAGCTGTTGTGCCCGATCCAATACCTATTTGCCCTTCTGTCGGTTCATTCGATTGAAGCGCAGCTGTCGTTAAATCCGATTTAAACGCAATTTCTTTCCAATTAGCCATCTTTTTTTTTGTTTTTTACACCCCTAAATAAAAGGTTTTGGTGTCGTTATTAAAATACATCCCTCCCTCCACGGCTATGGGGGCTGAATCACTACCTGCAAATATAAGCTTTTTATCTGTATCGATTGTAAGGGCCTTTTCCGAAGCATCGGATTCATCTGATGTGGATGTCCAAAACTCCACCCTGCTCCCTATTCCACTACCCACACGGCCATCCGCAACGAATTTTATCGCCGCCCCGTTTTTTTTATCCCCGCTAGAGTTAAATCCTATAGAATTTAATTCCCCTAAACTGTCGCCATCTACAAGCGCATCATTAGATTTTTGTCTACTAAAAGTTAACGATGGGGTATCTACGCTGTCGAGTTTTTTTAACTGAGCGTCCTCTAAGATAATAGAGCTTACCCAATCGCTTGCGTAATTAGAATCGCTGGTTTTAGCCAAAAGGTTATTTGTAGACCCACCAACAGGTAAACCACCCGTAAGGGACGAAAGGGACATCCAATTATCGGTATTTTCCCACCCCGAAGTATCTGTTTTTTTATAAAAATATGGGGTTACGCTGTTTTCATCGTTTTTAACCACGGCCATATATCCTTGGGAACGAAGATTATCAGCTACGCTGTTTCTATTGTCTAGGCTGCTAAAAACACCTACACCTTTTACTTGGCTTCTCCCTGACCTTGAGTTATTATTGCTGTCCGTTAGGTCTAATACGGCTCCTGTTGCGGAGTTTACTCTTACGCTTCCTGAAAGTATAGGCATTAGCTTGTTGTTATTTCTAATTTATTCCCAGCCGCAAAAGCTTGGGTTTGATTCGATTTATAAATATAGTGAATTTGAGTTAACCCCCAGGAGTTGGTTCGGTTAAATTCCCCTACAAGAGTAAAATCCCCTAGCACAGGAAAATTCTGGTTTTCTATAGAGTCTATATAACCTAAAGCTTTAGGATAGGATATATACGTGTATTGCCCTGCACTATCCGAAGCTGCACCTGTGGTTAAATCAAAAGCCCCTGTAGACACAAACTCCGTGTCATCTATATTACCATATTCAGTAGCCCCTGACATTATAGAGTTAAAATTGCTGTCTTCCCCAGCGTTAAGGTTGATATTACTTGTGGATAAAACAACCCTATATTTCCATGACACCGATATATTGTTTGATGTTATGGAATAGGTTGCCCCTATAGAAGTGTTGCCTGAGTCGACAGCGCTAAGACTAAACGTGTCCGTTTCTAAACTGTTATACTCTAAATTTTGGTTAGACATATCTAGGTCGGCAAAATTACCATTAAACCCTTCCTCCGCAAACCCCTCTAAAGTAGACATCGCGGCACCGTCTCTAAGCAACTTTATACTCCCTTCTTGAATCTGTGAAGCCGCTGTAGTAGCAAAATCCACCCCGTTAAAAACTATATTAGACCCCACTTCAACGGAAACGTCCACCTCAGAAGACTGAGCTGTACCCACACCTTCTGCAACAAATTTTATATTATTTAAGGTTAAAGTAGCCTCAACATATGGGTTTAATATCTGACTAAGTATAGTTGTGACGGAGGTTCCAGCCTCATACGTTTGGTTTAAAATAGTATCAAAAGCGCTGTCGGTATTTGTTACGTTTATTCCAGCATTTGTATTCTGTGAACCCGCTACAACAGAAAACTGATCTGCAAAAACAAAGCTATTTGAGGAGGAGTCATATACTAAAACCTGCTGACTAGAAGGGGTGCCAGAAACGTTTACAAGATCCTCTAGATTCCATTGTATCGGAGATTGAACACCTGTAGATACAGTAACAGAGTTACTTAATTGACTCACTGTACTTACCACAGAATTGCTCTGAGATATAGTTATGCCTGAAGAGGGTGATGCAGCAAGAGTAACAGAAGGAGCAGATTCCGCAGACACAGATATAGCGGTTGAGCTATCCGCCGTAGCAACGACAGTGTTAATTGAATTTGAAGCTTCGACAACAACAGAGGGGCCGTCACCGTTACTAACAGTAAGGTTGATAGCGTCTGCCATGATTTATTCAGTTGTAAATTCTGTAACGTCTTCGTTAACAATAAAGGAGCCAGTAAGTATAGTCGTGTGAGTTACATCATCGGTTGATGGGCTAGTTATAATATACTGAAGATCATACACATACCTACCAGAAGGTACTTTTATCATAGTTGTATATGGTATCTTGATACTTATTACCCCTGAATTTGTAATGTTTGATTCCGTAAGATAATTCATCTCTTCTATATTCCCAATAAATAACTCCTGGTTATCTATAGATGGCTGACCTAAAACCGTAGATAAAACTAACCCATCGGCTCCGTCGGCGAAAGCGTTTGTACGTACATGCATAATAAACTGATACTGTGAAGAGATCAAAGTTAAAGCGTCCCCGTTTGCGTCACTTAAAGTTACATCCAAGCTAAAAGTATCCCCCCTGCGACAGGTGATATTTAATTTTTGTGCTATGTCTAGGTTTACCTTTTGTGCCATTTTAATTCATTTGTGGGGATTCTTGCTCTAGCCCTTTGTCGGCCTGCTTCATAGCCATCTGCTGTTCGGCTTGCATTTGCTGTCGGCTATCTTTCTTTTCCTCTTTAAAAACATCTAACTTCTCCTTGAAGTTTTGATCATCCTCTTTGAATCCAAGGGTAGCCTGTGCTTTTATTATCTCTATTTCTTTATGTAGTTCATGTAGTGCTGTAGCTACCTGTATCTCAGCTTGAGCTTTTAATTGTATTTTTTGAGACTCTAACTGAGATTGCATTTGCATTTCTTGTTGCTTAGCCTGCGACGCTGCTTGCGATGCAGCCTGAGCTTGCTGTGATTGCATTTCTGAATTTTGCTGAGCTATAGCTTGTTGTTCTTTTTGTCGTTTTTTACGCTTTACTATAAGTAACCTCTCCGCCTGGTTTACATCTTTCATAGACCTAACCATCATAGCATCCTCTAAATCTATTTCTTTTTGACCTAAGGCCACCTGTATACTTTGCTCTAAATATTGTTTATCCGCACTCTCCATCTCCTTATGTACCTGAACACCAAAGTTATACATGGGGAGGTTTTCAAAAGAGGAAAGCACCTTCATGTTTTCTTTACCTATAGCGTTTTCGTATATCGTCTTTAAAGCTGATTCGGGCGGAATAATCTGTAAACATTTTACAACATCCTCACAAACCTTCTTATAAAGTATCATAGAAGCATTCGTGATATCATATATAGCGTTGTTACCCGCCGCTATAGCTTGCTCTCTCACCCCTACCAAATCGTCGCCTTTTGGTGAGGAGGCATCCATAGCTTCATTTATACCCGTCGTATCTCTAATTAATCTGAGGTAATGATTGTATAAACCTATTAATTCATTAATATTCCTTATGCTATTCCCTATTTCACGTATAGGTGGATTTTGGTGACCGCCTTCTGGGTTCTTACTTCTGTAGTAGAACACACCCGTCTGCTCGTATATATCGTGAAGATCTAATGGTTGTAGCTCCCCTCCTTTACCTATTTCAACACCTTCTAACCCTTCAATATCAATAATTAACCCATCTGGCTTGGCTTTAGCTATAGCTTGCTGGATCTTTAAGTGAGTTATCTGAAGCATGTCAGCAAAACCTATACAGCTGTCTACCATAGACTTAGGCATCATCCTACCTATATTTGTAGCTACTACAGAATAACAAAGTCTAGCTTTACTTATATCGTGTATGTTTTTAGGTACATTATATTTTTGACCATAGTTTATAATATAGTCCGTCCCCATAATGTATTTACCTGAGTACACCGTAGTAATTTCCATCTTGTGTGGAGTACGCTCAAAAACACTACCTGGTTTATCTTTATATGAATACCCTTCGTAGAAAAAGTTTGAATTCCCATACTTGTTTTCTTTTTCCTCAAAGTACATACAATCTACAGAAAGGAATTCAAAATCAAGAACATCAACGGTGTGCTCATCATACCCATAAATAGACTTCTTAGACGAAGTATCATATTGCGTAGAGTATGGGGAGGGACTATTACCTTTAGATTTTTTAGCTATTTTAGAAAAATCCTCCTCTGTAAGTTCACCTCCAGCCAACCTCTTTAACTCCTGTATCGGCATAGTTTTTATACTACCCGCATACACTAGATCATCAAAGCTAGGATCTTCCGTATAACTGTGTATAAATTTGGCTGGGTCTATATATTCTGTTTGTATCCCATAGTTAGGATCATTTGTTCTACGAACTACAGCTATACCTAAAGCAGCTAAGTCATTTACGCAACGTCTAAAAACACTATCATTAAAGTTATTCCAAGATAGGGTCATATTAGTAGCTATCTGAGCTGAAATTTCTGCATCCAGCTTAGTATTTGTCTCTAAAAATATCTCCGCTTCCTCTAATGTATCAGGTATTTTGTCGGGGTCTTTATCTAAAATTAACCCACCTGTTTGCTCTTTTAACTCTTTCAGCTGATCCTTCATCTGGACCTGCATTCGGAGGCGGTTCTTCTCTTTATCTTTTTCCGAAGAAGATAGAGGGTCTACCGCTTCAAGATTAGGGTAAGGGTTTTTAGACAGAATTTTATTTACTACTATCCTTACAAATTTTGGGAGAACAGGTACAGGCGTATAATCTAGGTTTAATAAACTACCATCCGCCGCATTTGGATCTAAGGAATTTAAAAGCCTTTTGTATATATCCGTATTTTGAACCCCTTGAGCATAATCTCTGTTCTTTTCAAAAGTCTTGCTTCTTTTTCTATGTAAAGAATTCTCCTCATTCGTAGAATTCCATTGACTTTCTATAGCCTTGGCGTATTTTAAGCCATAAGCTTTTTCGTCTTTTAACTCCTTTGCTATTAAAGGGTCAGGGAATTTACCAATACGATTGCTTCTCATTGTAAGATAAGTATAATTACTTTATGCAAATATAGTGAATCATCCTAAAACATTATATTTCCTAAAAAACTTCTTTTCCGAAAAACTAACTCTAGGTTTTGGTTTTGCCTTTTGCGCTGCAAGAAGGGCTAATCCAGAACTTATAGTGAGGTCGAACTTTGTTCTATTGTCTATTTTAAACCCTATCCAATCTTCTAAAGTTTTGTTAAAATACATCGCACCGTTCTCTCCCGTGTCTCTATTTATACCTACATGAGAATGTACGTATGCTTCTATGGAGTGAGCATGAGCCTGGATGACGTCCTGAGAATTAGAAGGTATACCTTTTGTTTTAACCTTCATTGTAGAGTTAGGTGCTTTTAAGTGCTCTGGTCTATTCATTAGGTAGCCATCGTAACCTCTTGTCTCAAAGTATCTTGCTATACCGTACTTATTGTTCTCGATTAAGATAGGGTATCCGTAAAATACAGCAGACATAAGAACATCTTCATAAAATATTTTAGCTAAGGGTGGGCGTGAAGCATACTCCAACACAAACGTGTTAGATGGGTGCTCCATATTAAACTTATTGTATAAATGTAATGCCCCTTTAGACCCTCTACCATCTACGGTAGCATCAAGATCATATGAGTCAACACCTCCACAACCTATGTGACTGTTTGGTGGTAACCGCTTACCCCTCTCTATCCTTTTTTGATTACGGAGCTCTTCTGGGGGTAACCAGGATATTCTAAATCTACCTGCTGAATCTGGAGAAAAAACCACCTCGGTATCCTTCTCCCCATTTTTCCATAAAAAATTACCGCTTACTACAGGGTTAGGAAAAAGCTCATCGTTATATTCTATTTGCTCATATATCTTGCCTATATTAAACAAGCTGCCTTCTATACTATCTCTAAAAGCTTCGTCTTCTGTAAAAGGGAACTGCCTCACTACCTCGTTAAGTTCAGAAGCATCTTCTTTAAGTGATTCTCTTTCATTCTTGAGATATGTCTTTGCCCCAATCTTAACTGGATCACCATCTATACCCTCTTGTTCTTTTTTTGGGTCTTGTATAACAGGATGTCCATGCATATCAAAAAACCCTTCTAAAGATTCATATGCGGGAATAAACAGCCTATATAGTCCCGTTCTAGTCCTCCCATTCGCGTTCCTCTCCAGAGGATTCGAATCCCTCCATAGGTCTTTGTACTGGCTTCCGCCTTTGTCCATTGGATTTACCGTGCTTCCGACCAGAGCCTTCCCCACGATTTTTCTTCCGACGATCAAACACGTCCGTTGAATCCTCCAAGCGTCTCTTATGTCTGTAGGTCTTTCCCATTTTCCTGCTTCGTCTAAATACAATATGTGTAGCTTCTCACCATCGTATGCGTTATTAGTTGTGTTTTTCCAATTTATAACCGTATTAAGAGCTTCCCCTATCTGTGAGGTTTTGTTCTTTTTGGTTATTCGTTTCGACGGTTCCCTAAAAGCTAACTCCATACGCGGATTAGTTGTACCATCTTGTATAGGTTTAAAGAAGAAAGGGTAGTTTCTAAACATGTAAACCACCTTCTTCATAAATATGTTTTCTTGTGCGTCCTTCCCCGTCTTCGACTGTATCCCCATAAGCTTATCTTTAACCTGTGTAGCTTCATCAACAAGTACAGCAGAACATATATTGGTGTACCCAGAACGACGACACTTAGTATAAAGCTGGCCAATACAACGAGGATCAATCTCGCAAGCAGCCATGTGTAAAAATATCTCACGTTGAAAATTTAGAAAATAAGGGTAACCAATATCCAGCTTCGTCCACTGAAGCATCATGTAATGCCTCCCCGTAATATATATAGGTTCACCGTTGTTATAAAACCAAAAGCCCTCACGCCTGCGCCGAAACTCTTCCTCGACATATGGACGAAACCTCTCTCGAAACTCCCTCGGCATTTCCGCCCACTCATCCATAGAACGAATACGAGACAATTCCTGCGGCATAGGTGTCCTCTCCCACATTTGCAAAGACTTTGGTTTTTTATATCCGAAAATTTCTTTCTTAGGCGGCCTTTTCGGAAGACAAATGAGTAAATCACCGAGCTCGATAATTTCACCTTCCGTACCGCTGGGACAAACCTTGATAGCAGGGTCATCATACTCCTCCAGATCTAATAAGACAGACATTAGTAGCTGCTACCATTCTTATTCATTCTCCCTAAAGATGGGAAACCCGTTTTTGGTTCAGCTAGATCCATATATTGCCCACAAGGACATTTAATGTCGCTAACAACTTTTCCGTCTACTATCTTCGCTGTTACTTTAGTAACACTTTCTTCGTGCTCTAAGCAATTACATTGATACTTTGCCATTTTATTTAATTTTTCTTTTTACACCTACAGCCTTTGCGCTTAGATTTTTTTAATCTTGATTTTTCTTTCCTCCCCCTGTTTACGGAGGGGTCTTCCAACCTTGTCTTTAATTTTCCCCCTTCATAATAATGGTGAATGTCTTTTTTTGGGGAATAACCTAGCTTTTTTATTAATTTCATGCGCCTGCCATTTCTAGCTGCACGTCTCTTCTTCTGCACTGGTGAAGATTGATGATCTTTGTATTCCTTTTTATAATCCCTCATTCTTCTACAAAGTTAAGGAAAAGTTCTAGTTGCTCAACTATAGGAGTGTGTTCTTCTTGAACTTCCTCCTGGTCAATATATTTACCCGCCCCCCAATTTCCAGACCTTCTTTCTTCGTGGTGATGTATAGAGTGACAGTTTGCACACAAAACCTCACATTTTTCTATTTCAGCCCTTACGGTCTTAAAAATATATCCCTTCCCTATGAGTTGAGCAACACTTCTCTTTTTTGTCTCAGAGTCTCTATGATGAAGATGCAAGCACCGCGTATCCTTTATTCCACAATTAGAACACCCAATACCTTCTTTATAATTATCTACCCATTTGTATATTTTACGCTTTTGTTCTGCTATATTCTTTGCGGTGCAAGGAATGCAAGATAAAAACGTACCCGTACCCTTATTGTTTGAATAAAACTCATCCTCTTCTTTTAATCTTTGACAAGTTCGGCAACGTTTCATTTTGAAAATCTCTCGGCAAAACCACCAGAATAATCTTTAGTTTGCTCTATTTCTCCGCTTTCTTTTAAGTCTTTAATCATCTGTTCCAGGCGCTGTCTCTCAATAAGCAGTTCCTTACAGTCTGTTGCTGTTTGCTTTATAGACTGAAGTTCTGCTTTACGAGCGCTACCGTTTATCTCTGGGTCTACAGGTTTTTTAACCTCATCAATCATATTGTTTATGGCTATTTCCATACTCCCCATTAACCTAGTAGCTGCGCTTATGGTTGTAAATTTAGTTTTCGACATATAACAAATCTTCTGCACGGGTGCGGTAATACTCCTGCCCGTCTATAATTATACGATAATCCCTATTTTGCTTAAACCCTACTATATCACCAGGTACAACACCTATCTCATCAGCTTCTTTACATGTGTATGCCACCTCTCCTTTGGTAGGTAATTTTTCCTCTAGCTCTACTATCTCTATAATATCTGACTTAAGACTTAATTCTTCTTGCTCTATAGATTTTAGTAAGCACCACCCAGTTAAACATCTTATTTTGCTATCCTTCTGGCTTTTATACGCTATAGCTTGGTTGGATATAGCGTTATTGGGATCGTAGTTTACTATATAAGTATCATCCTCTTCTGTAAATATTTGACCGTTGTTGTTTCCACCCAATACAACTAAATGATGAAAATATAATGTATCCCCCACCTCTACCCCTGTGTCGTATTTAAACGGTACAGCCATAACGGGGGCTTCTGTTGTTCTGTTAGCAAAATCATTAAATTTTGCATCAACATACAGTTCAAATCCGCTTTCCGTGGTAATGGTGTCCTTAAGTCTATTTTTAATTTTTACAACAAACAGATTAAATGTTTTCATTTTTTAAAAATTACAATCAAACTCTAGCATACACGGCATACCATCTATAGCTTTCCATAAGGTTTGTATACCTTCATCATCTTCCATATATACTAAATACCTGTTTTTCCCATGATTGTGTAAGTGACGCTCATCATCCACGATTGTACTAACTTTTCCAGATCCCGCCCTCATACCAACGTAATAAGCCATAGCGTCTTTAGGGTCTCTACCGACCACAATTTTTCTAATAAGTCCTTCCATTTTATTCTAAATCTATACCCGTTCCGTCTAACAAATCATCTATACCATCATAACCTTTGTTTTTTCCGTTAGTATTATCCCAGGTGCTATTAATAAATTCTAATATACTATCTAATTCTTCTCTTGAGTCTAAACTATAGCTGTACATAGCTTGTAGTCTTGAGTTACCAAATATGTCAGTATCTACTAACCCTGTAACCATTATCGACATAACCCTATCCTCCATCCCATGTTTTTTTATAACATCCTCCATTTTGTCAGATAAACGCTGTATTTCTAAGAAAAAAGCCTGTTCTTCCATATCTTTACGTAATAAATTCATTTAAATGCCAAAAAGTAAAGTTCCTAAGAAAAAATTATTTAGAGAGTCATCTAGATTAAATCAAAGATACATAAAAAGAAACTACCTTAAGAACCTCAGGAAAATACTTTTATCCACACAAGAGAGTTATGATGTGTTTCAGAAAGAAATTATGTTTATGATGTGGGCTTATGACCTAGAATTTTGGACTCTAGATTATGCAGCAAAAGAATATAAGGTTAGTAAAAAGAAATTATCTGAAAGGACTGTTTTTCCGTTAGTTAAAGTAGGTTATATATACAAACACTTTGATAAACTTACCCCTTCAGACACATACGAAGACCATCTTTTCAGAGAGGAAACAAAGTTTAACTACAGGGTGAGGTACGCTTTAACTCAAAAAGCTAGACTTTTAGTGCAAAGGGTTTATCGAGATCTAGAAAGCTAGTTCATCATATTTTTATATACATTACCTATAGCTATAAGTTGGGAGGAGGTAGGTAAAGTAACATCCATATAAAACTCAGCGGCTAAAAGTTCCCCGCTAAAAAATTCAACTACACCAGATCCACTATTTCCTGCACCGATTTGGTCTATATCCCATTCTAAACCATTGTTAGTTTCATCACTAACAGCTATTAAATCTCCATCTATGTTGTAAAAATTTAAAACTTGAGAGGTTGCTGCATGAGTTAATATAAGAACCTCAACATCAGACCCAAACGTATAGTTCGTTGAGCTGTTATCTGTATTATTTGTTGCCGCAGTTTTTTCCCCCTCTCTTGAACTACTACTTTGCCATTTTATAGAGGTACCTCCAGCACCTATAACAAGATGAGGATATGGTGAGCCAGACTCCGAAGCTAACGTTCCGTCTGATGTATAGTCTCCATCAACCCAGGCAAAAACCCACACCCAGGTTTCCGTCGCAGTCGCCTGTTCTGGGGTTGCTAATATTAAAATATCTTCGTCAAAAAGGGTTGAGGTTCTAGTGGGATCAAGTTTTGCATTGGTTCCAGCGGCTTTATGTGTTGGTTTTCTCCCCGATGTCGATTGTTCCCAATTCGCTGTGTTTGACCCTCTAGACGCTCTAGTAGCTATTGATTCATCACCTGTTGTTGTTGGGGATTCTGCTTTAAATATTACGTTTGCTTTTGCCATAATCTTATGCGTTAGGTACCTGTACAGGTGTTGGGATTGTTACAAATACATCAGAAGTTGTAAAACCAGGGATATCAAGTACGGCCCTTATATCAAACTCATCAAAAGCACTGCTGGAATCAAGGCTATGACCTTCATACGGTAAACCGCTGCCTGTTGTTAAATTAATGGTTTCATAATCATCATCGCCACTTATAGTTATGTCACTTGTTGCTGGAGCAAGAAAATATGAATTATTGCCATTGTTGTAATTAAATATATTAAAAACAGCAGAGTGAGGTCCCTGGCTTGTAGTTTCATTTGTAATAGTTACGGTTGCCGTTCCATTCATTATTTTTCCTGCCGTTTCTGTTTTTCCTGATACAATAGCTTCTTGGGTGGCCGAACCGTGAGTAAGAAAGAATCTTAAACCAAAAGCTTCGTCTGTATTTTTATCATATAACAACACAGCAGGAGCGTCAGCTTTAGGGGCAGAGCTTGCTGAGGGTTTTATTGTATTTGATAATCCTAATCCTAACATTGTCCAAAAAATTCACTCACATCAGTTTGTGAGAGGATTAAACATTTTGCAAAGTCTCTGTACGTTATAATCACTTCTTCTTCTTTTTGGACCGCTTTCGCGATTTTTTCGTAGATACGCTTGTAGGCTTTTGTGGAGCTCCCAATAAACCCATCTTCTGTAACATTATTGTTGCTTTGCGTATCACCCACAAGCAGGCACCCCGCAGTATCCTCATCTGTATTACCACAATGAATAAGTACATACGTAAAATTAGGGACATCAAGGATTTCAAGCATCCCCATATGTATTTCAGAGAATCTTTTGGCGTACTTGGCATCGAAGCCACCCACTCTCCTAAAACCGAGGCGGTACTCTCCTTCAGGTATACAAGTCTCTCCTTGCACCTTTTTATCGCGGCTCTCATCTTCGAGAGTATAGCATAAAAACTTTCTTTTATCATCTGTTATATCGAATAGTATTCCGTTAGTCGAGTCCTTTCCTTTGTTGAATCTTATTACTTCTAATTTCATTCTTTAATTTATTTAATCGGATTTTCTCTGCTTCTTTAGCGTGATCTTTTCTTTTTCTTATTGGGTTGAAATAAAACTTCTTCAATCGCTCCAACTGTGAGATAACCCTTTTCTTATTAAATCACACCCTTCTCCAACACATCCTCCTCCTCCTTCTTTACTAGATCCTGATGATCCTTGTCCAGCAGATGTGCGTCTTAGAATCTTGTATTTTTCAAATTCTCTGCTTTTTGGATCTTCGTTTTCGTCCATAAGATACTTAAGTTTAGTCGTCTCTAACATGCTCATCCTTAATTCTCCTGCTTCATCGTCACTAAGTGGCCTCCCAGCAAGACTCTCCAGCTGTGATTTTTTTAATGCCATAGGAGAGACAGGAGGTGTGTATATAGGTTTACCTTTTTTGTTAACTCCTACTTTTTGAGATATCATTGGGGTTTTAGATTTTTTAAATTCTTTATGAAATTCAAATTCTGGGCTAGGCTCTGGAGCTAGCGAAGAGTCACCAAAAGCACTGCCAAAATCAACACCTGAAGCAGACCCCACTGCATCTTCTCTTTCTTTTTGTTCAATTACTTTTTCCCCGCCTTTCGTATATTTTAACATTTGCAAAAGGTCTTCTGTAGAATATTTATCCCCTTTAGGACTAGAGTAATATTTTAAAGCATGCATAAGATCCCCAAGCTTTCCTGGGGGAAGCTTACCACCTTCTGCGTATCTTTTTACGTATCTCATTTTTATTAATCTCTACCTCCTGACGACTTATTAAAACCTTTTTTATCCCTACCACTATTCCAGTGGGATCCATCCCACCACCCAGAGTGATGACCGCTAATAGGGGCTTTATCTTTCTTAAGCAGGTTAACTAGTTTAGGTATACCTACCATAGCCCCAAAACCAGTTCCTCCAGTTACAAGCGCTTGAATAATCTTTCTCCAATTTTCTTTATCCATACCTCCACCACTTTCTTCTCCTTCTTCCATACCTGGATCATCAGATCTCATTTCATCGAAAAACTCCTTGTTTAATCTTTTGTTTTCAGCTCGTTTTTTCTTGCGTTCTGTTTTTAAATCAGAATACCCCTCTTCTTCAGCGCTCTTAAGCTCTTCTCGGTATGATCGATTAAGAAGCTTATTTAAACCTCTTTTGTCATCTGCCTGAATAAAATCGACAGACTCTCTCATAAGTTCTGGGTTATTTCCCTCAAGCGCCTCTAAAAGCTCTTTTACACCCAATTTAGGTTTTCCTCCGTTTCTATATTTTAGCTTCATAGTGCTGCAAAGATTTCTACATCGCAAGAGGCGGTATCCGCATCTGCATGTATTGTGTCAATATTAATAAAGGATTCCGTGGCCGAAGTTCCTGTAGCATCAGCATACATAAGAGAATTTCCACCAATCCAGCTATCACCTGCCTCTAACTTAACATAGTACTGAGAAGTACCCCCTACTATACGTAGTTGTACGAAGTTAGTAGCATCTAGATTGGTTATTCTGATGTAATCCGCTGTAGCGTCTTTTAACGTACCAGCTGCATCAGCAGCAGCAAAAAGCAAGACCGATTGTTCAGTAGTAGTGCATGTAATAATACGCTTGTATAACTGAGTTACAGACTCAGACATAACATACTCACCCCCTTGCTCTACACCGTTAAGGGTTAGTTCTTCTTTTATTGATACGGTTAAAGTTGCCATTGTATTGTTTTATTTAAAGCCAAAGGTATTACCTTTTATATAGTCATATTTGCGTGGGTTATATCTTAATCTACCACCTTGCTTGTAAACACCACCTGTTGGATCATTCATATAATTACTAAACATATCATTGAATTGAGGTATGTATTGAGGTGTGTTTTGAATTGGATTTTCCTTATCCTTTCCACCACCTTGACCGATCATACTTATAAATGGTGATGCAGCGGTCATAGCATCCTTAAAACTCAGCTGCTGATTAACTCCGTCGTTACCCGCAGCATCCTCCGCCATCTCTCCACCAAGGTAATTAGCCCCCATAGACAAAGAACTGCCTATTAGTTTAGGATTACCTGTGTAAATACCCGCAACAACACCCCCTACAGCTGCTGCACCCGTCCCAATAGCCCTAATCCTCTCATCACCCACCGTATCGAGGTATTCTTTCCTGTCCTCCTGGTATTTTCGTAAGCCTAATCCTGATTTTTCAGCTCTTTTAAGAGCCCTACGCTGTTTTCCACTAAATCCACCCTCAGACCCCTCCATATCGGAGTATCTATCTTGAAAATTCAAGGCTGATTTAGCTTTTTTGAGTAGTTCCATGCTGAAGCAAATATACTACTTTTTTTTCTTCAACAAATACGAGTAAAAAGGACCGATTCACAACAAAATACAGCTAACCCGTATATAACATCTTAATACTTTTAGCAGCTTTTAATGCTTCACTGTGTACACACAATAAAATCATTGAGATTAGCTTCATGTGATCTATCAAGATATAGCAAAGTTATAACAAAAAAATTGAAAAGTCAATAGTAGAGTAAATATTTAAGTAAGCGGTCCTAATTAACCGCCTCTCAATGCTTTAGAGTGGAAAATATGCCTAACCATCGTAAAAATGATCCCGCGGTTTTGAAAAATTTATGAGTAATGTTTAGAGTGGGGATTATATACATGTACCAACGTTTACTTACGTAAACGGAAACGGAATCTCAAACCCCCCTCCCCTAAACAAAGTTTAGAATTTGCCTTAACGTTTAACCCTATGGGTTACAGCTTGTTACGTAGTTGTACTTCAAGACATAGTTCACCTCGATGTTCTACATCGTTGGTAATCAGTGGAGGACAATCCCTCACTTAGAGTATAACTCTAACTCTATTAACCCCTATAAGGGGTTTTACTGTTAACGTTAGTTAAGATTGTATTAGTATTCTTTTACTAAGTTTTACTTAGTAATTCAGTTGTTGTTGACAATTCAATTATCAATACAAACCCATCTTGCTAAAGCAAGAGTACAAGTCTTGAGAGTCAACGCATTGAGAACCTTTAGGTTCTGTATGTTGAGAAGGGTAGAGTTAGAGGAATAAGAAGAAGGAAGTCTATGACTTCTTCTTATTACTCTTAACTCTTAGAGGCTTCGAAGTTGCAAATTTCAAACCATTTAAATCTCATCTACGATGAACGATTCAATTCTCAAAGACTGCCGTAAGGCAGTAAACCAAGCTAAGTACTCAGCTACCGCTGAAAGAAAGGCTAAAGCCTTAAACCTCTTAGCAAAGCTAACCGAGGCAGTTACTAACCTCGAAGAGGTTAAGCCAAAGCCAAAGGCTAAGCCGAAGGCTAAGGCAAAGACTTCGAAGAAGTCTAAAGCTAAGTCTAAAGACTTAACGAAGCTAACTAAAGCCGAGTTGGTAGCTATGCTAAAAGCATAGTTACTAACCCCTTTAGGGGTTAAAAAAGATTTGATAAAAGTTTTGGATTTTCAAGACTTCTGTCATATCTTTGCCCCGACATCAAATTTTATAAACCATTTAATTCATCGAAGATGAAAGACATTAATTTCAAAGATTGCCGTAAGGCAATAAACCAAGCCAAGTTCAGAGCTACCGCTGCTCGTAAGGCACAAGCGTTGAAGTTGCTAAAGCAACTAACCGAAGCGGTTTCTAACCTCGAAGAGGTTGAGGCTAAGCCAACCAAGTCGAATCGTCTGGCACGTAAGGCATCTGCAGGTCGACCACGTAACCGCAACCAAAAGTTGGAACGGCAACAAGCCAGAGATAGCGTAAGTACTACGTACTTAAAGCCTGAGGTTGTTGAAAGTTACCAAGCCCCTCGCAAGGAGGTGGTTACACTCTCCGAAGGAGAAACAGCAGAAATGGCAATGGCAAAGCTTCGCACCAAGCGTATGCAAGACGCTGAGGCACTTGCGATGGCTGAGTTCGAGGCTACTCTGGAGGTTGCCCCGTTCTAAGCACTCAACCCACCAGCATAGGCACACAGGGTGCACACAAGGTTCGATTCCTTGCTATGCTCTAATCCTCTTAGAAGGTTTAGTATAATATATCTCTTCATTTATGAAGATATATTATACAAACCATCTTAGTAACATCAAAATTTATAAACCATTTA